TCCAGCCAATAAAGTTTTAGAAACTTCAATAGACCCTGCAAGTTGTGCATTGGTTATAGTTCCTGTTAAAGAACTTGTCGGGTAATTCGTTGCATCTGTAAGGTCAAAAGCTGGTGTAGCATCCGAAGCACCTAGTGCTAAACTTACACCACCGTATGAAACTGTAGAGTTTGTAAGAGAACCATTAGCAATGTTGCTTAAAGTATTTGAAGCAGCATCAATAGTTTTGTTTGTTAAAGTCTGTGTGCCTGTAAGAGTTGCAACAGTTGAATCAATAGCAAGAGTTACAGCATTACCTGTAGCAGAACTATCAAGACCTGTACCACCTAAGATACTTAAAGTTTCACTATCTAAGTCAATGGCTATCGTGCCACTGTCTGTTGTAAGGTCTAAGTCTTCTGCAGTTATCTGAGCATCTACATAAGTTTTAATAGCTTTAGCCGATGCTAAAGTTGTGTCAGTAGCTGCAACGCTTGTTAAGTCTGTATCAAGAACCCCTGATTTAAGGTTGTCTACTTCAATGTTTGAGACAGTGTTGTTGTCAACATCTATGGTTTTATTTGTTAAAGTCTGTGAGCCTGTCAGTGTAGCAACTGTAGAGTCTATATTAACTGTTACAGTGTTACCTGAACCTACAGTATCTAAACCTGTTCCACCAGCGATTGTGAGAGCTTCTGAGTCGAGGTCAATTGAAAGTGCACCTCCGCTATCTCCTTGAAAATCTAAGTCCTGTGCAGTCACCTGAGAGTCTACATAAGCCTTTACAGATTGTTGTGTCGGTATAAGAGTTGCAGAGTCTGAAGACATGTTATCTTCGTCTACAAAAGCTGTAGCAGTTATCGTGCCATCATTAAGACTTCCGAATGTTAAAGTATTAATGGTGGTTGCGTTAATTGTGCCACCTTCTACCTTGTCACCACTGATTTGATTATCAGCAAGTGTTAAAGTACCTGCAGAGACATCTAAAGTTTTAGAAGCTCCTACAGTTATGTCAGACGTTGCTATGGTTGAACCATCGATAGTTCCACCGTTAATGTCTGCACTTGTAGCTGTTAAGCTTGTAATAGTTGTAGCAGCAATGGTACCACCTTCAACTTTATCACCAGAGATTTGGTCATCTGCTAAAGTTAGAGTCCCGGCTGAAACGTCTAGAGTCTTACCAGCACCTACAGTAATATCTGAGGTTGCTATGGTAGCACCGTCAATAGTACCACCGTTGATGTCTGCAGTGTCAGCTACTAAGCTGTCAATGTTTGCAGTACCGTCTATGTAAAGGTCTTGCCATTCTTTAGTAGCACTACCTAAATCGTAAGTGCCATCTGTGTTTGGTATAATGTCTGAATCAATCTCTGCAGCTAAGTTAATGCTGTCAGTGTCTGCATCACCAAATGTAAGGTTACCGGAGATAGTAGCGTTACCTGTGACTGTAAGATTACCACCGATATCTACATTACCTGTTGTAGTAATTGTATCTGTGTAGGTATCTTTAAACCTTAAACTTGTTGTACCTAAATCAACATCACTGTCTGTAACAGGGATAATAGCACCATCGGCTATGTATAGCTGTTGTACAGGTGCTGAAGATACTTCTACATAAAACTCAATGTAGTTATTTGTAGTATCTATCAGTACTTTGTTGTTCGGAGAAGTTTCTCCTGCATCACCAATCAGTCCTATAACAGGTCCTTCGGCTGTTGTGCCATCGTGTTTGTGTCCTGTAGAGTTGTGAAAAGCGTTTACAAGTTGGTTAAATTCGTTATTAAATAAAGCAGCGGTGATTGTATCCCCGTCTGCAAACGAACTCTGTCTAGTGTAACTTGCCATTGTCTATTCTCCGTGTGTTTTTATTTAGCTGTTGTCTGTGATGTAAGTATTACCAGTAGCAATCGCACCTGTATAGCTAGACTTATCTGAGGAGTCACCTGCTACATCTGGGTCTGTGTAAGCCAAGATAAGCTCAAGGTGGTCAACATTACGCTGTACCATCTCGTTGATTTCTGCTTGGGTCATAGTGCCTACTTCGTATGTGCCACCATTGACAGCGTTGATAAGCGTGACGCTATCGGTTGCTGCGGTTAAGACTTCTGTTACTGTTGCCATTTTCTATTCTCCTTTTAGAGCCAATAGCTCTGATTTTAATTCATCTACTGTTGTAGACAGTTCTTTGACTGCGTTTACTAAATACCATGTAAGATTATCTGTGTTTACAGTTTTAACTCCTGTGCTTTCAGTTGTTATTATTTCAGGTAAAATTGTTTCTATTTCTTGGGCTATAACTCCAAGTTGTATTCCTTCTTTTTTAATAACAGCAGAAGATGGATTATCAAAGTCTACAATTTCATCTTCTGTTCTATACTCAAAGTTTCTAACTCTTATTTGATTTATAGCATTAAGACCAACATTGTTATCTTCTATGTTCTTTTTAATTCTTTCATCAGAAACTTGCGACCAAGTAGTTAGATTAGTGGCTTGATACATAGCACCACCACCGGGAGGATATATAAAGCCTGTATTGTTTCCTTTACCAGTAGCATTAGCACCAATAACAATTTCATTAGCACCCGCACTACTAGGTGCGGAAGCATACCCAATAAAAATAGAGTAATTACCTACGTTATGGGTAGAACCAGCTGAACGTCCTACATAAGTATTTAGTGAACCTGTGGTTTGTGCAGCACCTGCATTATAGCCAAGGGCTGTGTTGCTGTGTCCTGTGGTGTTTGCGACTAAAGCGTAATAACCAGCGGCTGTATTGGCAGCAGCTGTGGTGTTTCCTGTAAGTGCTGAAAGACCAACTGCAACATTTTCTGCACCTGTGGTATTTGCATCTAGAGCTGCTACACCTACTGCAACATTTGATGTACCTGTGGTGTTTGCAGCCATACAGTTTTCACCTATTGCTACATTTGAACTAGCTGTTGTATTTGCTCCTAATGCATTATTACCTATGGCAGTATTATCTCCTCCTGTGGTATTTGTTGTTAAAACCGCATACCCAAGTGCAGTATTACCATTACCTGTGGTAGTAGCATCTAAAGAAGAAGCACCAACTGCTGTATTTCTTGTTCCTGTGGTGTTTGCGACCATAGCGTTATGACCTACAGCAGTGTTGTTAGAGGCTGTGGTGTTTGCGTATAAAGAATCTTGCCCTATTGCTACGTTAGACCCACCTGTTGTGTTTGAGCCTAAAGCGTTCACACCAATAGATATGTTAGAGCCACCTGTTGTAGTTGCTCCTGAAGCATCTTTTCCAATCGCCACGTTATTATTGGCTGTAGTAATTGCATCACCTGCAAGACCACCGATGAGGGTGTTTTGAACGCCTGTGGTTACTGAGTATCCTGCTTGATAACCTACAGCCGTATTGTAAGCATCGACATCTCCAGCATTTTGAAAATGAAGTGTAAACGCCCCTAAAGCAGTGCTTCTGCTTGCGGTGTCTTCAGTAACAAGGGAGCTATAGCCTAAAGCAACATTCCTATCACCAGTAGTAATCGCAGTACCTGCTGCATCGCCTACGAGGACATTATAAATACCACCACTTTGAAGGCTGTCTCCTGCTGTATTACCTACAACTACGTTACTTGTTCCTACCGTATAGTTACCTAATAATGAACCGGTTACTTTTGTTATTGCCATTTGTTGTTATCTCCTTCCTGAAGGTATAAAGTCTACATAGAGACCATTAATTGTGTATGGAGGTTTTGTGTCCTCACTTATAAATGTAAAATTGTTACTGTGTCCACTGCCTTGTAAAGGTATTCTTGTCAAAGGACTTTCTGCTCCACCAAAAATGTTAATACCAAATAACGCTTCACCAAATAACGATGGAGGATTAATCACACCTAAATCAAATAGTTCTGGTGGCTGTGGTATATCTGTACTACCAAAGTCAAATCTAACTTGGACATCTGGTTCTACAACACCTTCAGCACTTGAAGAGACTTTAAGGTAGTGTAAAGTTTTTAAAGTTCCTAAATCACCGTAATCATAGTCTGGAGTTGCATATCTTGCTAGAATGGCAGTGCCATCAAAAGTATTACCTGAATCGTGTACATACACAAAACCATTAGTATCTCCGTGAAAATGTGCTTCAACTCCGACCTCATCAAATCCTGTCCCAATTGCAGTTACTTCTATTCCTCTTGATTCTGACCATTCAAAACCATTGGGTCTTAATGTTCCATAGATACCACGTTGTTGACTGTTTTCTTTTGTGGTATCTGTGTAAAATAATCTATACTGAGACTTGTCTCTATGTACTATGCTATTAATAGTAAAGCTATTAATATTTCTAGCTAGGTCATTTAGAATAGGCTGTATCTGTTTAGATACTGTGCCTAACTCAACGTCTCCAATTCTTGCAGTACCAGCAACTGTTCTTAGTCCATCTGGTGCTAAAAATATAAGGTCACCACCTATCTCTTGAATACTGTAGCCACTTAAACATCCTACGTTTTCTGCGATAGGGTCAATACGAACATTGGCTGCAACATTTATATTTATAAGTTTGTGTAAGCTATTTTCACAGAAAACAATTAAGTCTTCACGGAAACCTTTAATGCCTACGATTTGGTCTGATATGGTAACTGCACCTGAACCAGTTCCTCCACCACCTCCAAAATCTGTAGGGTCATTATAAACACTGTAATATACTGTATTTAAATTATTTTCAACTCCAGCAGCAATTAAGTGATGGTCGTGGACTGTAATAAATTTTACCCCATTAGAACCTTCAACCTCTATTTCAGATGCAAAAAACGTTCTAGTGCTTAAAGCTCCTGTGCCTTCTATTCTAAAACTATAAAGTTTATTAGCACCATCAGCTATAATAATCTCACCGTAGTCAAAGTTTGCTCCTTCAAAGATTGCAAACTGACACTGTCCTTGTCCCGTTCTAGCTAGTACACTACGACCTGTAAAGGTTGCATAGTTATCTCCACCACTTGCTACAGAACTTCTGTTTATCTGTAAGTAAGTAATACCATCTTGTGTAAAGTATATATCGTCACTTACACAAACAACAACTCCATCAGCGTAAGGAGTAACTCCTAAAATCTGGTCACTTGCTCCTGAAGGTTGTACACCATCATCACCACCAAATTTAGTATAGCCATTAATACGTCTATAACCACCTTCAATAGAGACTTCAAAGTTTTTAAGTTCTCTAGCTACACCGGGTGTTTTAAGTAAGTCTATTGAATTAGCAGACTTGACTAAACCACCGGCACATGCAACTGTATAAGGTTGTGAACGTGCCATAAATTAAAAGTATCTTCTGTCGTCTGTCATTGCACGAGGAGTTGGGTTTACCAAGTTAGACTTCATAGTTCTCATCGCCTTCTTATAATCGTCCAAAGCAAAAGCTGCTTGTTGTGGACTTTCTTTAAACTGCCAAATGTAATAACGTGTTCTAGCAGTTATAACATTCGTGTATTGTTCTGGGAAGACTACTGTGTCTCCGTGTGCTACAAGCTTCGTAGGCTTTTCAAAAGCATAGAAGTGTATGTTGTAGACTTTATCAGGAATAGGGCTTAGTCCAAATTTCCTAGCGTCTGGTGATTTAATTACAAAGCTAGGCTCACCATAAGCCTGTCCACCTGCATCGTCTGCATTTTCACTGTCTCTGTAATATCTTTTCCAATCAGCCAAGCTTAAAAACTTTAAACCCTTTGAGACAAAAGGAGCTGTTTCACCACTAACATTAATGGTTGTTAAATAAAAATCGTCCCAGTCTATCGAAGCGTAATCATCTGCTAAACTAGAGCTACTAGCTTTTAACTCGTACCATCTAGTACCAGCTACAGAAGCTACGGTCACGTTTCCATAGAAGGGGTCAGTATCTCCAGACTCACCTGCTGTGAGAAAGGGCAACTGCGGTTCTTCATTTGCTATATCAAATATAGACTTGTTAATGGCATCTTTGACAAACTGTTGTAAGCCTACAGCGTTTGCAAAGTTTGCAGAAGTAAGAGGTATCTCATTGAGTTCTCTAAGAACTTCGTTAGTTAAATCTAAGTATGTCGTTGCCATTTAATTTCCTAAAAAGAGGAGGAGTCCGAAGACTCCCCCAAGTTTGACTAATTAGTCAATG